GTTCGGTATAACCGAGTAACTGGCGGGTCGTAAACAATCCCATAAATCAGTTCCTTTCATTCAGAAATCAGTCAGGCCACCGCGGTGGCCTGATAACGTGTTACGGCAGCGCCGCGTGACTCAGGGCACTGCCGGCAAAGGCGTTGGCCTTTTTGTGTTCATCCACACTTTCAGGCCAGCGGATTGCCTCCGTCGCAAAGGTCCCCGACTTGTAATAGGTCAGCGCCGTCTCTGTGCCTTCAAGCGGCAGTACCAGTATGCCAACCGCACTACCGGCTTTTTGTCCGTCCCAGACCACCAGTTTCCCGGTGGCCTCATCCAGCATCAGTGGCGTCAGTGCCGGTGTTGCCGAGGAAATCCCGCTGCTGCCTGTGGCGGCATGAGCCGGATCATTACCGGCAAAAATACGTACTTCCGCACGCTGTTCAGTGATAGTTTTCGTCACCATATTGTAAAACCTCCTGTTGATGGTCAGCACTGGCTTCATGGCATGGCCATGAGCATTTTCACGTCCGCATCACCGTCTGCTGACGTCTGTGGCACGCCACCCTGTACCGCTGCCGGTGAATGGTTCGCCATGATGCGTTCAAACAGGGCGGTTGTGGATGCAGAGACCGGTTCTGCCTTACCTGATCCCGCAGCCAGCACAGCCCGGGCGCTCTCCACAGTCATTCCCGGGCAGGCAGCCAGCTGTTCAGCCTGCGCCTCAGCCCCTTTTGCCTCATCCAGTGCCATGATCTGATCACGGAGTGAGGGTCCGGCATCCGCCTGCGGTGAAGCAGCCAGGATCGGGCGGGCTTTTTCCACCGTCATCTCCGGCATCGCCGCCAGCGTTGCCGCCAGTTGTTCACGACCGTTCGCTTCTTCACACGCCATAATGCGATCGGCTTCACTCTGCGTGGATGCCACCGGCTGCTGCGGTGCCGCCGCGGCCAGAATCGCCCGGGCCTGTTCAACGCTCATGCCCTGTTGTCCTGCCAGCATCGTGGCAAGCTGTTCACGTCCTTTCGCTTCCTGGCATGTCAGGATCCCCATCACTCGCTGGTTCTCCTGCGCGGCGGCTTCCGTTGCAGTTAATTGCGGCATAGTGCCTCCTCTGACATTACTGTTCAGCGCCGTGGCCATCACACTGATGGCATCCGACGCATTGACTAATTCATCCGCCAGCCCGGCATCAATGCCGGACTGACCTTCAAAAACGGCGGCCTCTGTTCCCGTGACGGCATCAACAGACAGACCGGTAAACATGGCCACTTTTTCGGCAAACATCCGGCGCGCCGCATCAATGCGCTGCTGCATGTCCTGGCGAACCTCTGCCGGTAAGGCTTCAAACTGATTGCCATCCACCTTGTGCGCCCCTGAGTAAATCAGCGTGATATCCACACCGGCCTGCGCCAGATGACCGGCATAGCTGACATGGCTCATCATCACGTCAATGGAGCCGATACGGGATGTCTGGGTAACCAGCCGTCGGGAGCAGGCCGACGCCAGCAGCATGGCTGCAGAACAGGCCGTGTCATTGCACAGTGCCCAGACCGGCTTCTGCTGACGGAGGCGGTAAATCATGTCAGCGCAGTCAAACGCGCCGGCGGCCTGCCCCGCCCGGACTGTCAATGTCCAGCAGTATGCCCCGCACCTGGCTATCTGCCACTTGCCTGCTGAAGACAGGCGACAATGCCGTCATAGCCAGTCATTCCGGAAAATGGCCGCATCCCCCCCAGCCGGTGCACCAGCGTGCCGGTCACCGGCAGTACCGCAATACCGTTCACCACCCGGTAAACACGGGCCGGTCGTTTACCTCCGGCCATGTACTCGTCCGTTTCAGCCAGCATTCCGGGAGCATCAAACTGTACCTGCTGTTGTGGTACCGAAAGACTTGATGCCCCCATCTCGCGCCCGAGCGCGCAAAAGAAAACCCGCGCATAGGCGGGCTCCAGAAGCAGCGGTTCATTGAATGCTGCGGCAATAATGTGTGAAAGATTACGTCTCACGGGGTGTTGTCTCCTCTTCCGGCCTGCGACTCTCCGCTATCTGCTGCTCATACGCCTGCGCTATCCACACCGGACGTGAGAGTCCGGCTTTTTTGTCGCTCAGCAGATTCCCTGACCTGCTGGCGGAAAATGTCCTGATAATCCTCGCCCATCAGCGCCAGCTCTTTCTCATACGTGCTCAGTCCGCCTCAATGCGCATCACCGATTCCTGAACCTCCTTGAGCCCGTCAATGGCCATTCTTCCGGCACCAATCCACTCTGCCCGTGACCAGGCTGATCGCGCCTGATAAAAATCAAAACGCGCCCGTGGCGGACGGATAATCCCCCGAAGAAGTGCCTCTTCCAGCCAGCAGGAAAACATCTGCGTGGCCAGCCGGGCCGCAATAAATTTTCGCCGCCCCATAAAATAGCGCCACGACTCATTGGCAGAGGCCCTGGCACTTGAATAACTGACCTTCGAGTAATCACGGGACAACTGTTCGTAGGAAACGCCAAGACCGGCGGCGATATACCGCAGCAGCGCCTGTTCAAGCGCCGAAAATCCATTGTCTGAATCCTGCGCGGTCTGAAGTTTCAGATCATCACCGGGGAAAAGGTGCGGAATTTTGACACCACCCAGCGTCACGCTATTCGTGTCATACCAGGTGGAGAACTTATCCAGAATATTAATAAGCGGATTATCCTTCTGCCCCTGCGGCGCACCGGCGATATATTCAAAGGCCTTTTCGGTATCAAGGTCACTTTCAATCGTCGCTGCATACATCGCCTTCACTATGGCCGACTGAAGCTGTGTTGCCTGCAGGGAATCGAGCATCTTCAGCCGTTCCATTACGCTGTAAAACTGATTGGCCCCACGGGTCTGCCCGTCCTCCACCGGCTCGAAAATATGCAGCATGGCCGGACGCCCGGTGGGAAGTTCACGCGGGATCCGTTCCCATCGTCCACTCCCGGAGAACGGAAAATCATCCTCACAGATATGGTACGCAACGGCACGACCATATCGATCGACCTCCACACCGGCCCGCAGAAAACGGTTCCCCATACCGTGTCCTGGCGTGTCCACCCGTTTCGGACTCACGGCTTTAAAACGCGTACGAAACAGTTGCGTGCTCTCCGTATCCCAGACCGGCTGCACAAAGATTTCGCCGTTAAACGCATGAACGCCCACACCTTCACGGATAAATTCCGTAAACGTGCGTTTCCCTTCCACGTCGATCTCGCCAGACATCCCTTCGGCGTATTCCGACCAGGCCGCCTCCACCTCATCGACAAAACTTTTTGCTGCAGTCTCCCGCATCCCCAGCCAGCGCCAGTTCGGACGGTAGCTGATCAGAAACATATGCCCGACAATATGATCCTTATGCAGGGCCACCGCATTGGCCGCTATCCCGTTATTGCGCACCAGATCATCTGCACGGGCATTGCCCAGACGCAACGCGGGCAACAGGGCCGCATCGGCACTCTGCGCCGGTGGCAACCACTCCGCCATTTGCCCGCCAAATCCTGCACCGCCCCCGTTGTAGCTGAGGCTATCCCGAAGCGGAACACCGTTCACATCAATCAGGACAGGCGTTCGTTTCATAACCTCACTCCCAGCGGACGACGGCGACGTCGGGTTGTCCCCAGTACCGACTCCGCATCATTGATCGCCCGGTTAAGCTCATCCAGAGAAGCCGCCGTATATTCAATTCTGCGACCATCTTTCTGGACAGACACCACCCGTTTACCGGTTAATAAATCAAGGCGCGCCTGACGCAGCGCCTGCAGTTCAGCGACTGTAACCATTCACTCCTCCGGACAGCTTCGCTGCCAGTTCTTTCAGGGTTGGCCGGGTCGTCTCTTCTTCCCGGGATTTTGCCAGTACAGCCAGATCAAGCTGCCAGCGTTGCACGGACACACGTAATGCCGCGTAGGCATACACCAGGCAGTCCAGCGCTTCGTTACGCCGCTTTTTGTTATCCCACAGCAGACGCATCTTTCCTTTTTCCCACTTCTCCACAAGCTCTTCCGCGACCAGTTGCTGCGCCTCTGTCTGCGAAAAAATCTCCGGATCATCAGGAAAACGGATGGCATACGACGTGGCTTCATCCGCAGGAGTGGGATCGGCTTTCATACGGGCATAGAGAATTTCTTTTGCGGTGTCCGTCCCCACTTCACACAGATACACGCCCCGCTGATTGCGGGTTTTCGGCATGGTGATCACCGGCTTGCCATAGACAGATGCGCCTTTTACCGGCAGCACCCGGAAAACACCGTGTTTTTTTGACCTCTGATAGACAATTTCACCATCGATCCCCCCGGTGTCCCAGCAGACACGGGAAATGGTCATTTCGGTTCCGTCTGCATGGCAGTATTTTTTGTTGATCGCCGCATCCACACGTAACAGCGTCTCTTCCTCATCGGGACGGCCCATAATGATGATTTTATCCACCAGAAAAGCTTCCTCTCCCGGTGCCCATCCCCAGACATACATCTCAAAACGGTTTCGCTGCGAGTCAATGCCCGCCGTCAGATAAACCACCCGGGCAGGTACCGCCGCCGTGTAATGCACGACCTTATCCATCAGTACCTGGTGATCGAGTTTTTCGCCCACGGCTTCTTCCCAGGTCTCGCCCAGCGTGGTGTTCACAAAGGTTTTCAGGCCGTTGGGATCTTTCAGTGCATCCAGCCAGTCATAGACTATCTGTACCCAGGTGGTAAACGGACTGTACGCCGTCCAGACATGGAACGTGATGGAGCGCGGCGGCGGAATTTCATCACCCCGGGCGCTGAAAAACGTCAGACCGTCACGGGTCCACATGCCCGTGTTTTCACAGATCCACCGCCCGTTGCTCTGGTCCAGTTCAGACTGATGGATCACGCAGCCATGATGTTCACAGAGGTAGAAAACACTTTCGGGGCTGTCCTTCTCCCATTTAAGCCCAAAAGGCGTGGACTCATCGCCAAATTTCAGATACTGCGCCTCCCCACAGTGCGGGCAGGGCACATAAAAACGCATAAAATGCGCCGACTCGTTAGCGGCTTTTTCGATCTGGCAGGTGCCTTTGATTTTAGGCGTCGAGCCGCGAATGGATTTTGGCCACACCGACCCCTCAATACGCTTATCCCCCAGCAGGGTTGGCGAGCCCTCTTTTTCGACATCCGGCTCGAACGAGGAAAGTTCGTCATAGCAGACCACGTCCACGGATTTTTCACGGTAGTTTTTGGCGGCAGCGCCGCCCAGGCACCAGAAACCGACGCCCGATGAAAAGCGTTTCAGCGTGAGAGTATTGTCACGATGTTTACGCCCCAGCCATGGGGAAAGGTCTTTCAGGCATGGCACGTTCCGAATCGTCGCCTCCACGTGAGACTTCATAAAATCTTCAGCGGCAGAATCCGTGGGCTGAAAAAGCAGACTGTTTCGGGATTTATGCTCAATAAAATACCCGACCACCCCCAGCAACATCTTTGTATAGCCAACACGGGCAGATTTAATCAGATTAACAGTGCGGATCTGATCATTCCCCATGCTGTTCATGATGGCGATCTGGAATGGCAGCGTTTTCCATTCTCCCTCACCATATGAAGATTCTTTAGGCAGATAATAATTTTGATCAGCCCATTCAACTGGCGTCACCGGCAATGCCCTTATCAGGGGCTGTAATGCTGTTGTGACAGCACTCATCATATTATTCAGTTGTTGCTCTGATATATTCATCGAGTAAATCCGGTAATTTATCCCCCGCCCGCGCACACTGATTTGCCCCCTTCGCAATAAGGGTTTTCAGATGGTCAAGATGGCGCGGTGTTAAATCAGGAAACTGTCGTTGCATGGATAAAGGGATGGAATCAAGCGTACTGGATAACGCCATTGCCAGCTTACTGAGGGCAAAAATACAGAACCCGGTGTCAATAAGTTTTCCTTTTGACACCTCATTTTTTAACTGCTGTGTAACAGCCTGTTCTGCTGTCAGTTCCCATCTGGCAATAAGCAATTTTTCCTCATAGTCGTCTTCGCTATCGCCATCAGGCACATCGTTTTTACTTCTCCTCAGATACGATATGTAAAAATCGCGCCAGGCATCCAGATCCAGTTGCCCTCGCTTATTTGATATCGGGGCACCCGGCAATTTCTGCAATCTGCGAAGCTGGCGATCGGTCAGACTTAAATGCCTGGCAACTTCAGTCTGCGTAGCCACTCCTCACCTCGCAAAAACTCTCACCTCACAATCACAACAAAACCGGTCATGTCCGGTTTACATATCTATTTTTTGTGCATGTCCGGTTCACAGAAGACCTGTTTTTATATTTTTCATATAGTTAACTTGAAGAGAAACCGGACATGGTTCCCGGAAAATTTTCATAAATAGCGAAAACCCGCGAGGTCGCCGCCCCGTAACATGTCGGATCGCCGGAAAGGACCCGCAATATGATAATGATTATCATCTACATGTCACAACGTGCATCTACGCCATCAAACCACGTCAAATAATCAATTATGACGCAGGTATCGTATTAATTGATCTGCATCAACTTAACGTAAAAACAACTTCAGACAATACAAATCAGCGACACTGAATACGGGGCAACCTCATGTCAACGAAGAACAGAACCCGCAGAACAACAACCCGCAACATCCGCTTTCCTAACCAAATGATTGAACAAATTAACATCGCTCTTGAGCAAAAAGGGTCTGGGAATTTCTCAGCCTGGGTCATTGAAGCCTGCCGTCGGAGACTAACGTCAGAAAAGAGAGCATATACATCAATCCAAAGTGATGATGGATGAACATCCCGGTTTCTTCCACCATCGCACCGGAAAAGCGACTATGAGGGTAACCCTGCGTCTGTCAGCACAGTAAAACCCGGTGTGCATCGTTTTTGATTATTCCCGCACACTCACGCAGAAGGAATTCCCCGTCGGGCTACGGTCATGGTTAATGCGGGAATACGGCGACGATACAGCGCATAATGTGTCAGGCTTGAATACCTTTATCGAATCCCGGTAATAAAAACTGTCCCTGTCTCTCCAGACGTTCCAGCTTTGCAAGCAATTGAGGTTTTTTCGTTCTCCCCCAGCGATTGAGCAGACGGCCTGACATGCTGGCGACATCCTTCTCTTTCATGTACTCCAGCATTACGGCGTTACGTTCTGCTTCATAACTTTCGCTGTACTTACGGAGTTCTGCTGACATCCAGTTAAACGCATTGATATAGGCTTCTTTAACAGCATCGGCTTTTGCCCCGTTAAATCCCATAACCAGCATAACGAAGCCACTAAAGTCCATGCGGTAGTAAATCTGTTTCTTGTCAAAAATCCCTAAGTCATTGATTTTCTCGACGGCCCAAAAATGGGTTGTCGAGAATTCCTCAGAACATCTCAAACATTTAATAGCCCTAATCACATGCTGATGGCGTTTACCAAATGCCCTGGCAATCTGGAAGGTGTCAGTTACCGGTTGACCTTCTGCTGCGGTAACTAACTGGCGAAAGTCGAAGTCATGATTCGCAATTAATTCATTCATGGCGTTGCCTGCTTCTTTGAAATGAACCTTTGCCGCACAGGAAACCAGCCCACCGAGGCTCGCCAGCACTAACTGGTATCCTCAAAGGCCCATTCCAAAGGGTCAGGTTCGGTGTTTATTGTGCGCTGCGGTGCGCGGTGAAATACCGGTACAAAAATGCCCCGCATCTGCGAGGCATTTTCCTGAAAGTCACTTGTTAAATTTCAGTGAAATTAAAATTATTTTAAGCACTGCGTCCTGATGTATTCCTGCAGGTAGTTAACCTGCGCGGTTATCTTGTCGATTCCACCTCGGAGACGGTAATAATTGAGTTCAGCATCTGCTGTAAGTCCTGGGCTTTCTCCATCGCCCATGCTGCTGGCTCCGGTCGTTGACTTTGCACAGGTGGCGGAGACTTGCAGGCGCTTACGCCCAGCAGAAACATCAGCACGGAGACTTTCGATAGTCGCATTAGCATCAGCAAGCTCCTTTGTGTATCTGGCGTCAAGTTCTGCTACATCACGTTGCCGCTTCTGCATATCAGCGATGATGGATGTGGCTTTATCGCGCTGCTCTTTGTAGGCGATGGCGTTATCACGGTAATGATTAACAGCCCATGACAGGCAGGCGATAATGCAGATAACCAGAGCGGAGATAATAACGGTTACCCTGCTCATTGTTGCCCCCACAAACAGACTTCACGCTCAATCTCGCGGCGAGTCATCAGCCCTTTCCATTGCTTACCGCCAGCGTATGTCCAGCGCCGTAGCTGATCACATGCGCCTTTGATATCGCCCTGGTTTATTTTGCGAAGAAGCGTCGATGTTCTGAAATTGCCAGCGCCCACGTTGTAAACGAACGAGTAAAGAGCGCCGCGCGTTGTTTCCGGTATATCGACGTTGATGTACGGGTTAATTTGTCTGGCGACCGTGGCAAGGTCTTTATTCAGGAGGGCTTTGCATTCTGCTTCGGTATACGTTTTACCGA